TGCACTAGCATCATTAGTAGTATTTTTAATAACTACTACTGGTTTAGTAGATGTTGCTGAAACAAATGTGTTAGTAGTACCATTAAAGGTAGCATCGCCAGATACATCTAATGTGCCATTAATATCAATAGCCGTAGCTGTTAAATTAATTTCAGCAGTTGCACCTAAGCTTAATACAGTAGCACTTGAACCGTGTATAAACTGACTTGCATCATTAAATTGTATTTTCATTGCATCGTTTAGTAAAAGACCAGTATCATGTACGTGAGTTAGTGTTACATCATCTCCTGCACCAAACTTTATAACTTGACCATCAGTATCAAAATTAAGTATAGGAGTGGTAATCTCTAAGCTTACATCTGCAATAATATCTAGTTGACCATTTGCACTAGAGTTAATTGCTAAGGCGTTATCTCTAAATTGTAATGCAATAGCATCATTTAATAGAAGTGCAGCATCAGGTATGTGAGTTAGTGTTACATCATTATTAACACCAAATCCTAATATAGCATCATCGCTATCTAGTTTAAGGTCATGGCTAACAAGAACTGCAGTAGAAGCATTAAGATCAATAGTAGCTTCACCATCTATGCGTAGTACACCATCACCACTCTGTTGTATAAAAGATGCAGTATCACCAAATTGTACTTTTTCTGTACTGCTTAATAAAATATCATCAGAGAACTGGAAGTAGTCTTCATCTTCCATCCATGTAATTAGACCATCATTAGATGTAGCATTAAACGTAAGAACAATATCAGCATTACCGGCTTCACCAAACTCAATAGCATCTGAAGTCAGTTTAATTGCGCCAGTGGCTACAAGATCAATTTGATTAGCAGTGCTAGAGTGAATGTAAGTACCTGTATTAGTAAACTGTACTTTTGATGTACCGACTACCTGAATGTCTTCGCCTAAGCTATCTATGTAAGCTACACCATCCAAGTACAAATCTTTAAACTCTAGCGTAGAAGTACCAAGGTCTAAAGTATTATCTGTCTTTGGGGATACAATAGAAGCACTAACAACAAAGTCTTGCGCTGGGCCTAGGACAGTAACAGGTCCACCCTCAGCAGCAGTGCCATCGTGTGAGTGGCCCCCTGTAGATAGAGCCGTTACAATTGCGTCAAACTCTCCATCAAGGTCTGCCGCATTAATAACATTACCATCAGCAATGTTGTTTGTAGTGTCATTTCTTGTGTAGCCAGTACCCATAATATTACCTTCTTGATTTTGTAGCGTATTCTAACATAGCTGTGTCCAAACTAAAAGGGGGATCTTGACTTGTACTTTTAAATTGGATAGCTGTGGTAAAACCCGTGCCTACTGTCTGTGTGCTAAAGATGTTTTGTACTTTACCGCCAAATACTGAGCCAGAGGATGTCACTCTTACGTTGCTTATTGTAGAAGTTAAAGCTGCGCTTAATGTAATTGTTGTTCCTGTAATTGCTGTTTCAGGAGAATTGCCACCCGTAACAGTAGTAGCTGCTGGAATGCCTGTTCCAACTATAGTGTCACCTAAAACTATATTTGTATTAGATGCTACTGTTATAGACGTTGCTCCACTAGACCCTGATGCTGTTGTAGCAAAGGTAGCAAAATTGTTATCACCATAAAAAGAAATAGCAGCGGTAGCATTAGTAAAGCCTATAGATGCAGGTTGTACAGAGTTTAGTTCGTCATAGTCAAACTTTAAGTTAAATGTAAAATTAACTGAACCAACAGGATCAGTATACAGATATACTTTATAGACTGTCTTTCTTGTTCTTGGATCATTTAAGGGCAAGTATGGTGAAAGGTATTCTGCTTCAATGTCAACGTTATCAAAACTATTACCGTCTTCCATTTTAAATAGATGACCCGTATCACTAGAGAAAACAATTACCTCAGAAGAGTCAACAACTTTACTTGAAGCAGCAAAGACTTCCATACCTCGTATCTCAGACCAAGCCATGTCTTCGCCACCTTGAGGGGCAAACTGTGTACCTATAATACCTTTAGACGCAGCACCAATAACATTAGGATTAAAAGCAAACACTCTGTACTGAGACTTAGACCTTACAACTACACTGGAGAACAAACTAGCAGAAGCAATAAACTTAGTCATAACATCCTGAATAGTTTTAGATACTACACCAAGTCCAAAGTCACCTATTCGGTCAGTAGCAGATAAAAGTCTTAGACCATCCTCAGTCAAGAACATAATGTCTCCACCAATTTCCTGTATGGTATCACCGTCAATACAACCAATGTCAAGAGTAATAGGTACTAATGCAAAGTTACTTAAGGTCGTTCCAGTTAATTTAAAAATAGACTTCTCTGTAAAGATTATAAGTTGTTCTCTAAATACTGCTAGTCCTGTTATTTTATCTCCAATACGTATACTTCCAGCACCATCTCCTGCTTCAAAGTTTGTGTCTAATGAAGGTGCAGTAAAAGTCAACAAGTCTAAGTTACCAAAGAATAAATGTTTCTTAAAAGAAATTACATGTGTTGCACTAATAACGTCTGTGGGTGCGCTTACTAAAGCTGTAAATGTACCACCATCATATAGTGCAGGTGCATTAACCCCATCAACAATAGCAACTTTCTTTGTGCCATTAAAGTTATACTCAACAAAACGTGTGCGACCCGCACTCTCCCTACTTAAACTAATAAAAGTAACTACAGCATTATCTGCAGGAGAGGAAGCTAGATTAGGATTTATTGCTAAAGTAGAGCCACCTGATGATACAGTAGCACTGGTAGTAACTGTGTATACTTTATCTACTCCAGCTATTGTAAATACATCGCCTACTTTTGGTGCTGATGTAAGAGCATCTACCGCTAGTGTTGCACCCGATTGACTAGCACCGTTTACTAATACTGTACCATAGGCAGGTACATTAATCTTAGTAAAACCTGCGCCTGTTGTTTTAAACAAGTCAGCGTTTAGTGCTACTATTACACTGTCATTAAAGACTTCTACACCTAATGTTCTATATGTACCTTCATAAGTAATAAAAGTAACAGCAGTGCCATTAGCAGGACTAGCAGCTAAAGAAGAAGTCAATGCTAAAGTTGTTCTATTGTTAGTACCATCAAATGCAGGGCTATTAACTGTGTAAACAGTAGTATCACCTGCTATAGTAAATGTATCTCCAGCAGTAGGGGTAGTGTGGGTGCCAGCAATAATAAGAGTTGTACCAGACTGACTAGCACCAAAGACCACAGGTGCGCCATACGGAGGTATAACATTAGGGTCAAACTTAGAAAACCCTAGTATTCTTTTATAGCCACCAGTAACGGAAGGCTCAAAGTTCTTTAAAGTAATTGCAGAACCCGGCATGTTAATACCTTGTTGCAAGGGGCTTAGGTTTGTAATTAAACCCCCTTTAAATTCTACAGGAAATGATTCTCTATTTGTAGGCATGTATTAACTAATTCGACTGTGAGTCATAGAAGAAGATGCAGACTTATTAATTACAGTAGAACTAACATAATCATATCTATTGATGTAAAGAGTACGCATATTTTTAATGCCTTCTTCAAAGTTTGTTTTCATGACCATAGCTTCTTGTGTTTCGCCTCTAAACATGTATGCTGTGTACATAGCACCTTCTACAATAATTGTTCTAAACTGTTCAGGTAAACTAGGTACATCTGTTACAGCAGTCAAATCTACAGGAAGAGTAAAGAAATCAAAAACTATTGTATAGGCTTTATTAGGAAAAGGATACAGTATGTAATTATTATCTGGGGTACGAACAATATGTCTAGGTACACCACCATTATCAAACTGTGTTACAGTTACATCGTCAGCAATAATTGCTGCAGTTGTACTGTTAGCTCCCCTAGTGCAACCTGTAAAGTCATTACCTAGTATGCCAGTATACGTAATCTGTTCCTCACCTATGAATAATGTTCCTGTTGCACTAAATCCTGTTGTTGATGTAACTGAGATTGTTGTTACTGATGCAGATAAACCAGATGTAGCATTAATAGTTGTAGATTCTATTTCATCTTCTTGGTTAGCGTAGTCTCTAGCTATGTATTCATAATAAGGCATAGTAGCTAGGTTACTGCCTATAGCACCAAGAGTTTCACTCTTTTTAATTCTTGCAGTTTTATAATCTATGTGTTTAGTATTTGTAGGTATAGTATACTTAGCTACACCGGGAGTTACTGTACTAATATTAATAGCACTATTAAAAGGATATGAAAATTCATACTGATTAATCTGTCTTATAGCAACATTAATTGCATCCTTAACCATAGCATATTCACCAATAGAAGAAGCAAAGTTACTAGAAGTAAGCTCTACTTCATTAAGACGTTTGTTTACGTCATTCACTAAACCTAAATAATCGTATGCCATTATGTTTCCTCAAGATGCACTAAAGGGGCCAGCATATAGCCAGCCCCAAAAGTATATAGTATATTACAGCAGATCACGTTGAGCTTCACCAGCCTCAGTGTGAGCAGCCGAAATATCTGCAATTACTGCATAGACACGAAGGCGTCCAGTTGCAGCAGCAGCACCAGCAATAACAACATCAATGGTATCTGCAGCACCAACAAGAGCTAATGCAGCAGCCGCATAAGTAGATGCAGCACCTGTATTTACAATGTTAGCTTCACCGCTAGAACCTTTTACAAGGTATGTACCAGCAGCAGCATCAAGTGCAGCACCGTCAACAATGTCATCTCCACCAGCAAAGTCAATATTACAAGTACAACTTGCAGTAAAGGA